CCAAGACAGTTTTGGATTTCTGGAAATGTCTTGAGGAGGAAGGTGTGGGATGTGTCGATGTCGACCAAGCATTCATGTTGAATGTTGGGTTTTGGCGCCGGCACTGAGGGGTAATTGTTTACACGATTACTAAACTAACTCGATGGTGAAAAAGTCTGCGAAAAAGAAAGCAAGAGTACAAGGAATTGTAAAGGATGACATCGTGAGGGAAATTTCAAAAATTAACCGCATCCCGTCGTTGGCAGAGTTGAACAAGTTAAGTCAAAAGCGATCTAATTCGTCTTCTTCGAGGGGGTCGTCTGGCCATGCGATGACTAAGGCTCACAATTCAATTGGGAGTGCTCTGTCCAAATTGACAAATTCGACTGTTTCTGAAATTGTGGCAGGGATGGCACTTCCGTGTGACCATCCTACGAAAAGAATTAAGATTGGGTATTCTTCAGATCCAACTGGAGTTGCCCAACCTTTTGTTTCGTTTTCCTACAATGCTACAGCCGTTTCTGTTGCTGGGGGCAATGCTGGTTACGGGAGCATTTTGATGTTCCGTGATGTTTTGCGTGCAACAGCGACTTTCTATCCTGATACAGCAGCGTACACATACAACATTTATTTCAATAATCCCTCACTCACTGAGGGTTTTACACTCACTTACAAATGGGCTGAAGCAACAGTGAATCCATTGCCAATGGCATATGCCCTTAGTAGTGGTGGTGAGGGGCCGCACGGATCAACGTTGTACTGTGGTGAACATGAGGGTCGGTTAGGAATTTTCATGAATTATGAGGAGACAATCACGTTCACGGGTGGATCCGCCGCTTACCAATTGGTAGTTTACTATCTCTCTGGTCAACGGTGGCAGTTGGTAACAGTGATTTCATCATCAGGAACCCCAGCGGTTGCTGCGTATGCCAACACTGCGGGATCGTCGATTTCTGGTTATTACGCGTTCGAGATTGCACAAGTCGTGAGCACGTCTGCTGAATCGACAATCTCCGCAGTTTTAACGACTTCCGCAAATCAGGACGTGTGGGGTTTTGCACCCATACCAAATGTGAACAACAAGGCAACATCGTTCACAGGAATTCGCGTTAATGCTGCCTCATGTTTGATGTCGTGTACTGCAAGTGATCTCAACGCAAATGGGACCATTGTGGCTGCACAATTCAATTCTTCGTATGATTGGGCTCGAACGATGAATGCTGGCTTTGATAATATCTTGGCCGACATTTCTTCAACAAGTTCCAATTATGCTGGACCAGCAAAGAATGGATGCTACGGGTTTTTGAAACCATCAAATGCTGCGGATTTTGATTTTCAAATGCCTTTCATGGTGGATGCGACAAGTGAAGCTGTTACTTCTTATAATTTTAAGATTGTTTCACCATCCCCAATGATGTGGTTTGTTTTTCAAACTGGACTGACTTCATCGTCATATCCTGGTTCTGAATTTCAGGTCACTCAACATTGGGGAGTCGAATTCACCACATATGACCCGTGGTATGAAAAACTTCCATGTTATTTGTCTGCTTCAGTTTTTGAACAGGCTATGACTGCTTTGTCTCAGATACAACAATTTCATGAAAACAAAGTTCATTGGAAGGACATTCTCGCGCAAATCAAAAAGTTTGCAATGATTACTCCGGAAATTTTGGGACTTCTTTCAACAGCTGTCCCACAACTTCGTCCTGCCGCATTGATTGCTGGTGGGATCAAGGGGTACTTCAAGGGGTGATCCAATCATTCCAAACCACAATTGTGTTGACTGAGAATTTTTGGGAAGGGGCGTCCGTACAGGGGGCTTTCCTGGCAAAAATTTTTGGGAGCTTTTGTGGACTTGCAGGTGGATTCTTGCAAGTGAAAGTGGTGCATGTTCGCACTCAGTGGAATCTGTCTTTCCCG